GGCGGCGTCCCCGGCGGCGGCCCCGGCGGCGGCCCAGGCGGCGGCCCCGGCGGCGGCCCCGGCGGCGTCCCCGGCGGCGGCCCCGGCGGCGTCCCAGGCGGCGGCCCCGGCGGCGTCCCCGGCGGCGTCCCCGGCGGCGTCCCCGGCGGCGTCCCCGGCGGCGGTGCTCGCCTTCCTGGCCGTCTTGAGCGCCGGCAGCAGCGCATCCGAGGACGCACCGTCCACCAGGGGCTCGCCCCGCTCCAGCGCCGCCGCTTCCTGCTCCAGGCCAGCCAGCCGCATGAACGCCGGGGCGCAGACCCGGGCGAGCCAGTCGGTCAGCAGCCACGCGCGGGCCTCGTCGTGGCCGTCGCCGGCGGTGCCCACCATGAGCGGGATGTAGGGGCGCAGCCGCTGGCGGGTGGTGTCGTCCAGGGCGTCGTTCCACGCGCGGCCGAACACGCCGAGGACGGGGGAGACGCAGGTCGGGTGGTCGGTGAACGGCTCGGCGGCGAAGTAGCTGACGGCTTCCAGGAAGCAGGCGCCCTGTTCCCAGGAGTCGTGGGCGCCGTGGGCGAGGGTGAGGGTGTCGAGGTCGAGATGGTTCACAGTGGTGCTCCTTTCAGACGGCGGGCAGGGTCTCGGCGGCCCGCTGCAAGCGTGGGGTGGCTTCGCGGTCGTGCATCAGCATCCAGACCGCGGCGGCGGCCAGGCCGTGGCTGCAGGCGTCGCCGTCGCGCTGGTGGTCGTGCACGCCGCCGCGGGAGCATGCTGCCGCCCATGGCTGCCGGCCAGGCGCGAGCCAGACGGTGTAGGGGTGGCGCGGGTCGGTATCGCCGCGGACGGTGAAGACCTTGTAGCTGGCGGTCGACTCGTCGGGGCGGTAGATCACCCGGGGGATTCCCTCGACCTTGGTGCTGGCCAGACGGGCGGCTTTCCTCAGCAGGAATTCGGTGTGGACCTTCTCTTCGGACAGGTCGATAAAGTCGCCGAGGTTCGGCCGCCAGCGCCTCACGACGACCCCCTGCGGGTGCGGCTCGACGGCCACCGGCCGGTGATGGCGGCGCGGTCGGCCTCGTCGAGGCCGCCCCAGATGCCGCTGGGCAGGTTGTCGACCGCCCAGTCGCGGCATTCCTCCAGGACCGGGCACGCCGGCCGGCCCGGGCCGCCGGTGCACAGCGCCTTGGCGGCGTCGACCCGCCGCTGGTGGTCGCGGCGGGCCCGGTCGGACTGCGCCTGCCCGCCGACCGGGAAGAACGTCTCCGGGTCGACGTCGTGGCAGGGCAGCCGGCCGCTGGCGCGGGCGAAGAACGGCACCAGCGCGCGGGCGAGGTGGCGGGTGCTCGCCACGGTCATCGGCAGCGGGCCGAGGTCCACTACGACCGCCCCCCGCCGCGGTCGCGCTGCTGCCGTGCCACCGCGGCGGCGTCGCCCAGGCGAGCGTTGGTGAGGTCGCGGATGATCCATTCCGCCTCCGCGAGCTGGATTTCGAGGCGGGTGGCGTAGTCGCGGTACTGGGCAAGGTCCTTGCCGAGTTGCAGGACCTCGTCGAGCAGGCCACGGACCGTGGGCGGGTCGAAGTAGGCGATCCAGTCGGCGTCAGCGTCCCGGACGGCGGTGGCGATCTCCGGGAAGGCGGCATCGTCCAGACCGCGAACGACCCCGAACGCGGCTTCCCAGCGGCAGTCGCTCACATACTTGCCGAGCTTGTTGACGGCTGCCGGGTCGACGGGGCTCATGGGGCGCGCCTGCCCGTCTCGGCCAGCCCGCACCAGCGTCGGGACAGCCGCCCCGACGCGAGCTCCTGGAGGTGCCGGACGGGATGCGCCCAGCCGCCGCGAACACGGACGAACCCGCGGCGGTAGCGCCGCGGCGGGGCGACGTCGTCGGTGAGGACGTAGGAGACCCCGACCACGCGGCCGCACAGTGGGCAGAGGATCCGCTCAGGCCAGTACAGGTCAGTGGCCGGGGTGCCGCCGAGTGGCTCGCCGAGCGGGCCGGCCAGCACGGCATCGCTGACGCGGAGGTCGCCCGTCTCCGGCGCCGGGCGGGCGGTCACGCCAGGACCTCGACGACGATCGCGGTGGCGGTCTCCTGGTCGAGCTCGCGGAAGGTGTCGGAGCGCAGCAGCCGCCACGTCAGCGCCATCGCCGCGGCGGCGCCCTCGACGTAGCCGTCGTAGCGGGCGTCGGCCAGCCGCTCCTCGTCGTCCCGGTAGGGCGGCGGCGGCGGGGGCGGCGGGTCGGCTGGTGGATCCGGCTCGGCCACCGGGGCACCCCCTTGGGGTTCCCCGGACCCCTCCGGCTCAGGGTCGGGCTCGGGGTCCGGGGGGCCGGCCGCCGGCGACGCCGTGGTCGCAACCGGGTTCTTGACGCGCATACAGACCAGCGAGCAGTACCGCGACGTCCACCCGGTCTTGCTGGGCTTGAACGGCTTGGTGCAGGTCGCGCACGGCCGTTGCCGCTCGGCGTCCGAGATGGGCTCGACCCGGCCGAGGTCGCCGTCGAGCGCCGCGGCGATCTCCGCGGGGCCTGCCGCGGCGCCGACCTGCGCGCGGCGCTGCGCCACCATCTCGGCGCACTCGATCGAGCAGGCCTTGAACCCGGGCCGCGCGGACTTGTGGCAGGTGGGGTTCTCACATGGCGGCTCGGCGGGCTGCAGGACCGTGACGCCGGCGGCGCGCTCGCACCGCTCCGAGCAGAACCGCTCCCCCGGCCGCTTGGGGACGAACACGGTGGCGCAGCGGGGGCCGTCGCAGAGCTTCTCGCGGCTGGCGATGAACCGGTCGGCGGCCTGGGCGGTCATCCGGTCACCGCCGCGACCGCCTCGACGCCGGCGCGGTGGCCGGCCAGGAACAACCGGGTGACCTCGGCGTCGCCGAACGTCTCGCCGCAGCCGCACTCGCGGCAGCCGGCCCGGTAGCGGCCGTCGCCGAGCGGCTGCACCCAGACGGGACCGTGCGGGTCGGGGCGGGGCGTGGTGGCGGCCAGCAGCCCGTGCAGCCACCGCAGCGGCCACGCCAGCGCACTCATGGTGCATCATCCCAGGCCCGGACCGCCCGGGCGGTCAGGGCGTTCTCCGCCTGGGCCAGCTCCAGCCGCGCCTGCTGGACGACGACCGCCAGGGCCAGCAGGTCCTTGGCGAGCGCCCGCGCGTCGGCGAGCTCGGGCAGCCGGCCCCCGCCGGTGCCGACGTAGCGGCCGCCGGGGAGGTGCACGGTGACCCGCCACCCGGCCGGGCCGTCGGCCGGGATGCTGGGGGCGGCGAGGTCGTCGGGGGGGAGCCACTCGCAGACGACGTCGACGTCAGTGGCGGGGTCGCGGAGCAGCAGCCGGGTGACCTGCTCGACGACGTCGACGTCGGGCAGGACGAAGGCGACCTCGGCGTCGCTGGCTCGCTGCCCGGCGTCCTCCGCGTCGACCGAGGTCAGAGGGGCACCGTCACGGTCGGTCCTCACGATCCGCCTCCATTGCGTCCCTGCGCCTGGAGGACCTCGCCGGCGAGCTGGTAGGGGTCGAGGCGGCCGACCGGCTGCGCGGCCGCGATGGTCTGTTCGACCGCGGCCAGCACCAGATGGGCGTCGCGGTCGGTGGCGCCGAGGTCGCGGGCGGCGGTGAGGTAGGCGGCCAGGCGCTGCTGGGCGCGGCCGGTGGGGATGCGGGCCAGCACGGCGAGGAACTGCTGCGGTGTGATGCCGAGGCCGGCGAGGCGGCGGCCGGCGCCGCCCTCGGTGGGTGGGCGCTGGGTCGAAGTGGGTGCCTTGGGCATATACTCCCCCTAGTGTCGTGGCGCCGCCTGTCCGCTCCCGTGGTCTGGCGGCGCTTCGGTTTTACGGACCGGTTGTGTGCTTGTGCACCTCCCTCATGCGGTAGCGGCCCCGCAGCGTGGCGGCTCCGCCCCTGGCCAGCTCAACGGCGAGCTTGCCGAGCGCCCACCCGCACACCGCCGCGGCGGCGACCTGGACGAACCACTGCTGGGTCGAGGTCATCGGCCACCGACCAGCATCGCCACCACGAACAGCACCCCGACCGCCAGGCCGAACAGCGCGGCCTTCCACGCCTGCCACTGCGCGTTCAGGTCGGCCAGGACCCGCAGGTAGGCATCCGACGGTGCCGTGGGACGCTGGGTGGGCGGGGTGGTCGCCATCAGAAGTCCCTCTGGTTGAGCCAGTCGGCCACCAGCACGCCGACGACGACCGCGACGGTGGCGAGCAGCAGGGCCACGGCGAGGGCGCCCATCAGCCGGCCACCTTGCTCGGCATCTGCTCGGCCGCCTCGCCGTTCTCCACCCCGATCAGGTAGCCGACGGTGACCTGCCTTGCCAGCCTGCGGGTGAACGCTCCGGCCAGGCCGATCACGGTAGAGATGGGCGGATCGGTGACCTTCCCGTTCTCGATGCGGCTGACCACCTCCGGCCGGACGCCGGCGTCCTTCGCCAGCTCGTACTGGGTGATGCCCGCTTCGTGGCGGAGCCGATGCAGTCGCTCGGCGAGGGGGTGGTCACTGAGCACCGTTGCTTGCCTCCAGTCATGGTCAGGCGAGGAAGATATGTTCGCTCACGCCAGCCTGTCAATACCCGACAGTCTTGCACAGCCATGCGCCACTCGCTAGACTCAGCCCGCAAGCTCTGGCGAACCGTCACGCAAGGAAGGCGGGCCACCAACATGGGCAGGGAAGAGTTCGGCCAACTGGCCGAGCGGAGCCGGAAGGGGCTCCGCTACACCCGGGGCTTCGTCGCCACCAGGCTGGTCATGGCCTCAGGTGGGGACTACTTCGACACGACCAGCATCCGCAATATCGAGGAAGGCAAGCGGGAAATCACCGACGAGCTGTATGAGTGGCTGATCGGCATCCTCGGCCTGGACCGCGACGAGGCGCACGCGGCCCTCTGGGGGCTGCCCGAGGGCATCACCCTGGAGGACATCCGCGAGCTGCGGAGGACCGCCTCGGAACGACGTGCGGCCCGCCAGAAGGCGGCGACCCGGGCCGCAACGCCTGAGGGGGCTGCCGCCTCCGCACCTGGTGCTTCTTCTGACCTGGGCAAAGCGTCTGAACTGTACCTAACGATTTCCCCTGCAACGGCCGAACCCGAGGCCGCGTGACCGCGTTGACCAGGGGCGATCCCGCAATTGCGGCCGCACTTGCGGCGGTTCGGGTGTCTCGGCCGGAGGTACATCGCTCGGCGGTAGCGTCCGCTGCGGCGGATGTGCCAAATTCGGCTGCTGACGGCATGTCCGGCCGGGATGCGGGGAATGGCGGCGGCATGCTCGGCTTCCCGGCGCTGTGGGGCGCCTACCGGGAGTGGGCGCTGCTGTCCGGCGTCGACGCGGTCACCGTCGATCAGTACCGCTTCGCCGCTTGGGCGTTCTGCTCGCCGGAGGGCGGCTACCTCGCCCGGCTGCACCGCCCCAAGCCCTGGCACAAGGCCACCGCCGACGACGCGCGCCGCTGGCTGGACCGCGAGGCCCTGGCCGGCCCGCGCCGCGGGCAGCCCCTGTCGGCCCGGACCCGCCGGAACTACATCACCGCGCTGCGGGTGTTGTACGCCTACGCCTACGCCACCGGTGTGCTACGCCGCGACCCGATGGCGCTGCTGCGCCACCCACGGGTCCGCGACGGCGCCCCGCGGAGCCTTGAGCCCGACCAGCTCCGCTCGGTGCTGCTGGCCGCTGAGCCCGACGACCGGCTGGCGCTGCTGTGCGACCTCGGCTATTTCGGCTGCCTGCGGTGCATCGAGATGGCCCGGCTGCGGCTAGAAGATTTCTATCGCTCGCCCCGCCCGGGCCGGCTGCACGTGGTCGGCAAGGGCGGATGGGAGCGGTGGGTGCCGATCCACCAGGCGCTACGGGAGACAATCGAGCGCTACCTGCTCCATCGGCGGCTGCTGCCGGGCGCGCCGCTGGTGGAGAACCGCCGGTTCCCCGGCGAGCCGCTGTCGGCGGCGGCGGTCAGCCGGTTGATCGCCGATCTGATGCACCAGGTCGACGTCCCCGATGGTCTCGGCGGGATGCGGAAACTCGACGAGAGCGCGCATGCGCTGCGCCACACGGGCGCCACCGCAGCGCTCACCGCCGCTGAGGGCGCCAACCTCGAGGAAGTCCGGGAGCTGCTCGGCCACCACTCCGACCAGCCGACCCGCCGCTACGTCTCCGGCTATGCGTGGCAGGTCGCCAGCCGGGCAGTCGCGCTCATCCCCGACCCGCTCAGGAGGTCCTGACCATGCCACCGCACCCGTACAACGTCGCCGAGGGCTACCTGCGCACCGGCGAAGTCGCCGAGATCCTGTACGTCTCGCCCAAGACGGTCTCCCGCTGGGCCAAGGAGGGCCGACTGCCGTTCCTCAAGACGCTCGGCGGGCACCGCCGCTACCCGGAGGGCAAGATCCGCGAACTCGCGGCCGACCTCACCGTCGCGGCGACCTCCGGGCCGGTGACCCGGTGACCGGGCCCGAACTGGACCTGCTGGAGCACGGCAACCGCGGCCAGCCCGACTGCTTCGACCCCGGCGGCCGGATCGACATGGCCATGTCGTGCGAGAACGCGCACCACCGGCAGCACGGGTCGCTGCGGCCGTGGGCCGGCTACATCATCACCGGCAACGCCGACTACGTCAGCGGCCTGGCGCTGCGGGCCCAGTTCTGGGCCCGCGGCATCTACCGTGCGGGCTACTGCTACGAACGCTACTACCAGCTTGTCAGCGTTGAGCCCCGCACCACCGTTTGGAGGTCGGCCCGGTGACCGCGGCGTGGATCGGCTCCAGCGTCTGTCTGCACCTGGAGGGCACCAACGCGCCCCGGGTCGATGCCCGCTGGGTCGACGCCGACCACGTCAGCGTGTCGTTCGAGGGCGAACCCGGCCAGAGCATCAGCTTCCGCGGCACCCCGGCCGAGGTCCGGGTGGCGCTCGCCAACGGCCTGGCCGCGGTCGACCGGGTCGTCGCCGAGCAGGCGGGCCGGCAGCCATGAAGGTCCGGCTGATAGGCACCACCGGCGAGTGCGCTCGCCTGGCGGCGCTGCTGGCGCTGGGCCCGCCCGAGGGCCCAGCCGGCGTGGAGGTCCTGGAGGTCACAGGGCCCTATCCCAACCGGGGCGACAGCACCTTGGTGCGGCTGTACCTGCAGGTGCGAGTGACCGCCGAGGCGGAGGCGAGGACCTGATGGCCACCCGACCCGACGTCGACCAGACCTGGCAGCCGCTGGCCGTCTCGACCCGCCAGGCGCTGCGCCTGCTCGGCTGGGACGGGCCCGACTGTCTGCCCGACGAGCCGGAAGCCTGCGGCGGCGGCTACGCCGAGCACGCGGCAGCGCACCTGGCGGCGTTGCGTGCCGTGGTCGAGCACCGCATCGGCCACCTCGGCGCCGACGCTGGCCCGCTGGTCGAGCAGGTCTACGCCTCCACGGCGGCGACGCTGCGCGCCGGCATCGCCTGCGACCAGGGACATCAGCCATGAGCGAGGCCTGCCGTTCCTGCCAAGCCCCCGTGCTGTGGCTGGAGAACACCACGACCGGCAAGCGCGCCCCGATCGACGCCGCGCCCACCCCCGACGGCAACATCGTCGTGGTCGACGGCGAGCGCTACCAGGTCATCGGTGGCGAGGAGCGGCAGGATGCCATCGCCCAGGGCGTGGCGCTGCACCTCAACCATTTCGTCACCTGCCCGCAGGCGCCGGCGTGGAAGCAGCGGGGCGCCAAGGCGGCGCGAACCTGATGGCCGACTACGCCCACCGCACTCCGGTCGAGGTCATCCGCACCCGCACCCAGATCGAGGAAGAACTACGCCACCGCGGCGCCACCTCGTTCGGCTACAACATCGACGACGCCACCGGCGAGGCCATGGTCGCGTTCACCATCGCCGGCCTCCAGGTCCGCATGACCCTGCTGCTGCCCGACTTCGACGACGACGCCTTCCGCTACACGCCGTCCGGGCGCTACCAGCGCGCCCCCGCCGAGCACGCCAAGGCCTACAACCAAGAGGTCCGCCGGTGCTGGCGGGCACTCCACCTGATCGTCAAGGCGAAGCTGGTCGCCGTCGACAACGGCATCACCACGCTGGAGAAGGAGTTCCTCGGCGACATTCAGGTCGGCGACGCCACAGTGTTCGAGCGCATCCGTCCGGAGCTCGAGCGGGCCCGGCAGGCGATCACCGGCAGGTCGGCATGAGCGGCCCTGTGACCCCTGACCAGCAGGCCGGCCTAGAGCTGCTGGAGGCGGCCTGGAAGGCGCAGCCCGCGCTGCTGCTGCCGGCGATGGCGGCGCTCTGGCGCGCCAAGAAGGGCCACCGCTGCGCCAACTGCGGCGAGCCGATCGAGCTGTCCCCGGCCGGCGGCGACCCCTACTGGTGGCACCCGGGCGGGCAGCACAGCACGATCTGGTGCGACGGCTGGGGAGACCCCGGCCAGACGGGGCGGGAGGCGACGCCGGCATGATCGAACATCCGTTCGAGGACGGCTACCGCTGGGGCGACCAGCTCATCTGCACCCACGTCGAGGGTAGCCGGGTGTGCGGCAAGGCCGAGGCTGAGCACGCCTCAGCGGAGGTCGGTGGCGAGCCGGTCCAGGATGGCGAGCGCGTCGGGCCCGACGGCGGCGAGGTCGAGTAGCGCCTTGAACGCCTGCCCGTAGCGGGCGACGTCGGCGGCGTTACGGACGGTCAGCGCGGCCGTCAGCGTCTCGACCAGCACCAGGTCGTCGGCGCCGTCGGCGCGCTCCAGGAACGCCGCGAAGCCCTGCCAGCCCCACGCCGCCGCCTCGACCTCCATCGGGATGATGCCGAGCAGCACGCCCGGCATCCTGGTGGCTTGGGCGAGCCGGTCGACCTGGGCGGCGAGCACCTCGCGCGGCACGAACCGCCAGCGCAGGCCGGCCTCGGTCAGCAGGAACTCGAACCGCCGGCCCGGCTCATACAGCAGGGTCTGCCGCGCCATCCGCTCGGTGACCCCCTCGGCGATCTCGGTGTCGCTCTGCCCGTACACCGCCGCGCGGGCCCGGTAGACGGCCAGCGCGTAGCCGGGCACCTGGAGCAGCCCCGGCACCAGCACCGGGTAATACGCGCGGTTCAGGCCGGCAGAGGCCTCCAGGCCGGCGGTGTCGCGCTGGAGCTCGGCCAGCCGTTCGGGTCGACCCCGCCAGGCGTAGACCTCGGTAGCAGCCGCCTCGGCAAGGTGGTCGAGGTCGATGCGCTGCTGGGTGGTGGCGCCGATGGCGGCCGCCCAGCGGTCGAGCAGGTCGGGCGAGGGGAACTGCCGGCCCGTCTCCATCCGGCTGACAGTGGACTGCGCCACGCCGAGCCGCTCGGCGAGCTGCGGCTGGGAGAGATGGGCGGCGGCGCGGAGGTCACGCAGCGCCTGCCCAAGCTGGGCACGTCTCGACGGCGAGTCCAGGACGCTCATGCCGGCAGCAGGAACTCCTGGAGCGGCACTGAGGCGGCCATGGCCAGGTCGCGCTGCCGGCGCCGGTAGGTCAGCATCGCCGGGTCGCGGTAGGTGCTCATGCCGAGGTAGCGGCCGGCGTGGTCGAAGGCCAGCGTCCAGGTGACCCGGTCGTCGAACAGCCAGAAGTCGTCGACGTTGACGGGCAATCCTGGGACGTCGCCAGCGACCGCAACGCGGATGTCCTCGCCGACGGCCACATGCCCGCGGGCCGTCTCCAGCCGCCAGCGCCAGTATGGGTTGAGCGGTGACGGCACCAGCAGCACGCGGCCGATGCTGCGGCCAGCCGCAGTTGCCGCGGCGACCTGCTCGACCCAGCGTGCCCGCATGCTGCTGATCGCGACGAGGCCCTGCTGCCAGCGGCGGAACTCTTCGGCGTCGGGCTGGTAGAACGGCTGCACCTCCAGCCGCCACGCCGACTGCTCGAACTGATCGAAGAAGCTCACCCCTGACGCAGCCGCTCGGCGGCCTCCCGCACCATCGCGGCCGGCAGCCGCACGACGCCCTCGCCGTCCTGGCGCGCTGTCGTCGCCTGGTCGACCAGGTCGCCGCGGACCACAACCTGGTCGCCGTCCAGCCACATCCCCGGGCAGTTGTCGGCGCTGCATCCACTGAGCTGCTGCATGGCCCGCCTCCCTGACGCGCGGATATCCCGTACTAGGGATAGTCGGCCGCGGCGGGTGCGGGGTCAAGGGGGTCACCTCGGTGCTTGCAATCCGTGGTTGTGCATGTATCCTCACCCTTGCATAGTACAGCTCGGGTCAAGGAAGGAACGGATGCCCGACCCGACCACCGTGGCCCGGTCATCGCCCCCGCTGGATGTTGCATGGAGCCCCAGCAGGGATGGCGGCCGGGCCACCCGACGCTCCAGGAGCCGCTGATGGATGCAGGCTGGGCCGGCCTCACCGCTGACGAGCAGAGCTCGGCCATCTACGGCGGCGTCATCGGCGGCGGCGGCGTCATGGTGGTCTACACGCTGTTCGGGTTCCGCTACCTGCGCCGCCAGTGGCGCACCCGCAAACGCCACAAGGTCCGGGCCCGGAGGCGGCGCTGATGGCCACCTACATCGTCCAGGTCCGCGAGACGCCACGCGGGCGGTGGCTGCCGCTCTCAGGCGGAGAGACGAACTTCCTGCTGGTGGCCAAGCACCGCATGGAGCGGGCGGCGGATGAGTTCCCCTCCGCCCGCGTGGTCGACCAGCGCGGCAAGGTCCTCCTCAAGGCGCGGCGCTGATGGGCGGCGCGTTCCGCAGCCGGTTCACCGATGACGAGTGGCGGATCTACAAGGCCGGCAAGTGCTGCTGGCAGACCGCCTACGGCATGCCGTGGATCAAGTACTGCCGCAAGCGCAGCAAGCCAGGCCAGCCGTTCGGCTACTGCCGACAGCACGACCGCGAGCTGCGGGAGCAGTACGGATGAGCCCCGACCGGCCCCGCAGCGCCGGCACGACCTCGGCGCTGCTGCTGATCGTGCTGCTGGCCGCCGACCTCCGCGGCCTGGTCGACGTCGGCGCGGTCGCGCGCCAAGGCGGCATCGTGCTGGCGACTGTCGCGCTCGAGGGCGGTGGCGTGCTGGCGAGCATGATGCCGACCCCGCCGAAGGCCAAGCCCCGGCGGCGGCGGGCCAAGGTTGTACGGTCGGATTCGCCGCCGCCGAACTCACCAACCTCTGCAGGCATCCCCCCCCTGTACCTGCGCCTGTACCGGGAGGCGGGCGCGGGCGAGTCGTGGCCGGACCGGTCGGGCCGCCGCTATCCCGCATGGGCGGTGCTGGCGGGCATCGGCGCGGTCGAGTCCGGCCACGGCCGCTCGAGCGCGCCGGGGGTGCGGTCGGGCGTCAACGCCTTCGGCTGCTGCGCCGGCCCCATGCAGTTCAACCTGCGCAACGGGCCGCCGTCGACCTGGGACACCTGGGGCCGCGGCAACGTCTACGACCCGCGCGACGCCATCCCCGCGGCCACACGGAAGCTGCGGGGCGACGGCGCCCGCCGCGACCTCGATGGCGCCCTGCTCGCCTACAACGCGAGCTGGTCCTACGTGAACGGTGTCAAGGCGCAGGCGCGCCGCTACCAGCAAGGAGCATGACGATGCACCCTTCCCAGCTCTACGACCCCGGGGGCCGTCCTGTCGGTGGTCGCCTCGGTCGCCTCAGCGTGCGCCGCAACCAGCTTACCGGTGCGCTGGCGCTGGTCATTGGCGGCTTGGTGATGATGACCCTCGGCCCCGGCCTCGGCCTGCTCGTGCTCGGGCTGCTGTGGGTGCTGATCCGCGCGCTCGCCGCCCACCTGGACGACGGCGGCCGCCGCCAGTGGTTCAAGGTGCTGGTGCAGTACGCCGCCGTCGCGGCGCTGGTGGTCGCGGTGATGAGTGTTGCCCCGGCCCCCGACCCGCCGAAGGCCAAGGCGCCGGCGCGCCGGCCGCCGGCCGCCGAGCGTGGCCAGGCCGACTCGTTGGTCAAGCTGCGCGCCCGTTGGGACCGGCTGGTCAAGCGGGTCAGCGCCGAGGCGCCCGTGATCCAGTTCGGCACCGACGCCAAGAAGGGCCGCTGATGCGCGGCCATGTAATTACGCCGCTGTCCTTCGACCTGGGAGGCCGCTGATGCGCCGCTTCGCTGATCTCAACCCGCTCGGCCGCGCCATCATCATCGCGGTCGCGCTCGGCACCCTCGGCATCGCCGCCGGGGCGTTCTTCCTCTCCTACGGCGCCCTGTACGCCTGGGTGCAGGCAACCGGCATCTACGCCGACGCCGGCCCCTACGCCGACCGCCTCGAGCAGCTCTGGCCGCTGATGCTGGACGCCGCGTTCATCATCGCCGAGCTCGCCGCGATCCTCGGCGGCATCCTCCGCGGCCCACGCGGCTGGCCCATCCTGGTAATGGTTCTCACCGGAACGCTCACGGTGGTGTTCAACGTCCTGCACGTCACCACGCCGGCCGCACGGGTCGCGGCAGCGTTGCCGCCGGTGCTGATGATGGCGTGTTTCCAGATCGACCTGGCCATCGTGGGGTGGGTGATGCGGGCGCTGGGGCGGTCGGATGGGGGAGTTCCGCCGGGCGCGTTCCTGGTCGACCCGCGGGCGCAGACGTCCTGGCCGGCATACACGGAAGACGGTCAAACTGGACATGGGCGGGGGAGTGGGGGAGAGGGCTCCAAGCGCCAGACGGTCGAGGCGTACCTAGCCCGGCTCGGCCCCGACCGCGCCGCCACGCTGACCGCCCGCGAGATTTCCGCGGACCTCGCGGAAGAGGGCACGCCGGTGTCCGAGCGGTACGTGCACGACCTGCTGGGTGGCCGCTCCGGGCGCAACGGCCAGCGGCACCCATGAGCGGCCCGGCCCTGCCCGTGGAGCTCCAGCCCTGGTACGCCAAGGCGGCCTGTCTCGGCAAGGACGCCGACTGCTTCTTCCCGGAGAAGGGCGGCAGCACCCGGGCCGCCAAGCGCATCTGCCAGACCTGCCAGGTGACCGCCGAGTGCCTGGACTACGCGCTCGACAACGACGAGCGGTTCGGCATCTGGGGCGGCCTGTCCGAGCGCGAACGGCGGCGGCTGAAGCGGCGCGCGTCCTAGCGGAGAAGGCCCTTCCGTGCAATCCCCATAAATTAGATTATGTCGACCTGTCGGACATTTCGCCTGGTCAGGCGCTCCCCCCTTGGTGAACATCCACAGCCGGCCGACGGCTACTCCCGCGGTGGGGCCGCCTTGGTGGCGTTCGGGTCCGGCAGGGTCCGCTTGGTCCGCACCGCTGAGCGGGCCAGCAGCGACCCGGCCGCGAGGATCCACCCGGCGGCGACGGTGGCCTGGGTCGGGGTGAGGTCGAAGCCGTAGCGGGTCGCCAGCCAGGTCACCAGCGGCGCCAGGACCGTGGCCAGGACGACCGGTTCGGTGGCGGGGCTCATCGGTTCACCTCCCTTGCGCGGTGCCGGCCGCCCACGCCGGCAGGACGGGCAGCATGTGGGCGTTGATCGCGTTGGCGCCGAGCTGGGCGAGCTCGACCACCCGCCGCGCGTAGGTGCTGATGTGGGCCTCGGTGAGTACCCAGCCGTTGTCGCGGGCCAGCTCCAGCAGCACGTGCACGTCGTTGTGGCACGCGCCGCAGATCCCGGCCTGCGGGCCGTTCTCGGGGCCGCCGTCGCCCTTGGGCCAGATGTGGTGGCGCTCGCGGACGTGCGGCGTCGGCCGGTGGATCCGCACGACCGGGCAGCGCCACCCGGCCGGGGTCGCCAGCGCCAGGTCGCGGACCACCCGGGGGTCGGTGCTCACTGCGCTGGGGCGGCGTTGAGGGTGACCTGCCAGGTCCCGGTGCCGTTCATGGTGGGATGGCCCTTGATCTCGAGCTGGTCGGCGATCGCCTTGCCGAGCGCCTGCACCTGGTCGGGGCTGGCGTTGGCGAGGTCCAGCCGCACCACCAGTTCGCGGCCGGCCAGCTCGCGGACGATGCCCTCAACGTCGCGGATGTTGTTGGCGGCCGACTCCACGACCTGCGCGGCGTTGGTGGTGCCGAGGATGCTGGGGATCTCCTCCCCGACACCACCCCAGAGCGCCTTGCGGAGTGCCTTGACGGCCTCGGGGTCTTTGAGGGCGGTGATGACGTCGGCTGCGCTCACGGTGTCCTCCTCCGGCACCTGGCCGGCTTGGATGGCGGGCAGGACCTGCTCGTGCCACTGGCGGATGCGGATGGCGCCCGGGCAGGTCTTGGCGACCGGGGTCCAGTCGCTGGGGGCGCCGAACAGGGTGTGGAACCCTTGCCCGGGATCGGCCGGCGAGCGGCATTGCCGCCGCGGCACCCCGTGGACCTGCTCGGCCCACAGCGCCAGCCGCACCAGCGTGGCGACCTGCTGCGGGGTCCACGGCAGGGTGTCGGGGTGGCCGATGTTGTCCTCGGTCTCGATCGAGATCGCCCCGGTCCCGTCCGGGCGGAGGTTGGCGTGGTAGTTCGCGTCGGCGGACCGCGAGGTGTCGATGAGCTGGTAGGCGCGGCCGTCGCGGCCGACGATGAAGTGGCTCTCCAGCGGCGTCCCCGGCTGGCTCCAGCGGGCGATCAGGTCCAGCGGGGTGGCGCCCGGGATCGCCATCGAGTGCATGATCACCTGGGTCGCCCGCATCGTCGGCTGCCCAGCCTGGTCAGGCAGGATATGCTGCTCCGCGAAGTCGCAGCGCGCCATCAGCCCGCCCGCTTCCTGCGGTTGTCGACCCAGCGGGCGCCGTCGTCGGAGCCCCACGACTGGCACTGCTGGCAGACCGCCCACGTGCACCCTGCCGACTCGCAGTGGATGCGGAGCGCCTTGGCGCCGCAGGATGGGCAGATCCGCGTCTTGAGCAGGCTCGCCATCATCGTCCTCCTTGCTCGTGGCAGGTCTGAACCGGTGGGATGCCCGCCACGGCCTCGACGCAGGCGCCGGCGGGCCGGATCCGGACCCGCACCAGCACCCGCCGCGGCGGGCCGGGTGGCCAGCGCGGAGCCGCGTCCGAGGTCGTCGTCGCAGCAGGCCGTGCTGGGCCCTGCTGGCCCGTTGCCGGGCGCCCAGGGCCCGGCGGGTGTCCCGACATCCCGGAGGACGGCACAGCGCCTCCTGTGGCCGTGACGGTGGTGGCGGGGCCGGTGGACGGCTGGCCAGGGGTCTGGGTGGTCGGCGGTGCGGTCGAGGGGACAGCCGCGGCGGGTGCGAGCTCCACCGACAGCATCCCGGTCGCCAGCATCCCCACCACCACGATCGTGACGACGCCGCTGGCGAACAGCAGGTCGACGCGGCGCCACCGGCGGCCGAATGCATCGGGCCGCAGGGCGCGGGGGGTCGACCATGGCGGCTTCAATGGGTCAGGCTCCAGACGATGGCGAACAGCACCCCAGCGGCGGAGACGATCGTGGTGACGGCCCACCGGTAGATCCCCGAGCGCCAGTCCCGCTCGCGCTCATGCTCGACGGTATGGGTGGCGAGACGGGCATCGACCTTGGCCTCCAGGCTTCGAAGCTCGGCGAGGACGTCGCGGCGGGACTGCTCGACCAGGACCATGACCTCACGGATGGTCGCGCGGGCGCCGTTGTGCTCCTCATCGGTGGTCGCCACCGGTCTCCCCCATCATGGCCACTTGAACAGGTCCAGGAACGACGGCGCGAACACGCGGGTGGCGGTCGCGGAGGAGGCGTTCTGCGCCCACTGGAGCTGGAACGTCCCGGCGGTCGAGCTGATGACCAGGATGCCCTGGATGGGGACGACCAGGGTGGTGCCGGCACCGACCGCGCCCACCCCGAGGGTGTCGGTCTCCGCAAAGGCCGAGTTGTTGACGGTGTTCCCGGCCGCGGTGGTGGCGGCAGTCGGGGCGATGGTGGCGGCGTAGTCGAAGCTGTACCCCGACGGCCCCGTGAAGGAGAACTTGAAATCGCCGGCGGTGGCGCCGTCGTAGAACAGGCACGCCACCACGGTGTAGATGGCGTTGGCCTCCACCGAGACGAACAGCTCGTCGTCGTTTTGGAGTGTGGCCGAGGAGGTGACCGACTCGGTGGCGGTCTTGCGTGCCTGCGGCCGGTCGACGTCGGAGGCGCGGACCAGGGCACCGGCGGCGGGCATCTCAGCGGCTCCTCATGGGACGTACACGGCGGGTTCGGCCAGCGCCACCTCGGCCCCGGTCGAGTGGGTTTTCACAACCGAATTGACCGAGCGGGTGCACGTGAAGGTCTGCGGGCTGGCGGCGCCCGAGATGGCGGTAACGGTCATCCGCTCGCCGCCGACGATGATGTCGAAGTCGCCGTCGGCGTGGGTCCACAGCGGCCCCGACGGGGTGGCCACATCGACCCCCGTCTCAACGGTGGTCAGGTCCTCCGCCAGCGTCGACCCGTCGGAGCTGTAGCGGCTGGAGTCGTAGACGCCGGCCTGGTCGAACGGCGCCGATGGCGCGCAATTGACCTCGATGGCGTGGTTGAAGTTCGAGCAGGTCTCGGTGAAGCCTTGGGCGAGCTGGGCGATGTCGTCGGGTGGCAGCCACGCCGGCGGGTTCGCCACCAGCAGCCGGTCGCCGACCTCCAAATCGGCGGCGGCCAGCGCTAGCGCCGAGGAGGCGACGAACGGGGCGCGGTGCAGCTCGACCTTCAGCACCGGGTAGCGCGTCTGGTCGACGGTGCCGAGATGCACCCGCCAGCCGGCCATGTCCTCGAGCTGCCCGTCGAGCTGGAGATTGAGGCTGACCTGCTCGTCGTAGACGCCGACCCCGTCCGGCGGCGGCAGGATCGACAGGGCCCCCGTCTCCTTGACCGCCCGGGCTGATGAGCCGCCAGGGCGGGTGGTGGTGACGTCATTGCGGAGATGCTGGTCGTCGTCGGTCGGCTCAACCGGCTCCGACAGGTGGAACGCCGCGTAGTCCAGCTCGAGGTAGGCGGTCTGGGCGCACAGCGAGTCGCGGGTGCGGTACGCCAAGCCGAGCAGGTCACGGGGCTCATACAGGATGCCACCGTCGGCGGTCGCGCACTCGCGGAGCAGGTCGACCAGCTTGGCGGGGGTCTGCGGCCCCATCGGCGACGCGGCATCCAGGCCGCCGACGCCGCGGAAGGCGATGCCCTCTTCGCCGCAGAGCCGCTGGACCCGGCGGGCGGCTGTCTCCCCGGCATAGGCGTCCACCTCATCCTTCAGGACGTCCAGCCCGCGGATCTGGTCGCTCACGCTCACATGGCCGGCCACCACGTCGTCAAGGTCGGCGCCCGGGTTGATGACCACCGCAACCGCGCGGCCGGCGGTCTCGGAGCTGATCGTGCCACCGTTGCCGACGGCGTAGGCGCTGCCGACCTCGCGGACATCAACGCCCCAGTCGATGTTGGCGCCATTCTGTTCCAGGTCGACCGCGACCCGCACCAGCAGGCCGTCGAGGTCGAAGCCGATGACGCTGGACAGGACGATGTTGTCGGCGTTGTCGGTCACCCGCAGCTCCAGGTCGCCGACGGTCTGGTACACCAGGTCGACAAACTGCAAGGTGCTGGTGCCGCCCATGTGCATGCGGAAGATGCCCTGGTCGTCGGTGGTGCCGGCGGCGGGGATGCGCAGCAGCAGCCAGACCTGGGTGTTCCCGGTCACCGTGTAGGCGGGGATGAGGCCCGTCCACTGCGACAGGCTCATGGTCGGCAGCGGCGCCGAGCATTTGAACTCGTCTGAGGCGGCGAAGTCGGGGGTGCCGATCAGCGTCATCGGCGGGTGGCCAGGAAACGCCGACGCGATCTGGGTAGCATCGGTGCCGTCCTCGCACGGCCAGTACGCCTTGGGTGGGCTGGCCAGGGTGGTCATGCCGCGGTAGATGGTCGACTTCAACGCCGCGGCGCCCTGCCCGAGCCGCCGCAGCACCCCCGACGCCTCCACCGGCACATACACGTCGGTGCCGGAGACATCCCAGCGTTGCGGCAGATCGGACAGCTCCCCGCTGAAGCGGATGTCGGGGCGGACGATGCTGGCATCGGCGACCAGTGTCCAGGAAACGCTCTGGCCGTCGGTGAATGGGCCCGGCCCGGGTTCCTCGTCGGACAGGTCGACGTCGGCGCGGAGCGTCCCGGCGATGCCCTGGTAGAGCTGGAAGGCGTACAGACGTCCGACGATGCCCGTCCCGAAGTTGGAGCGGCCGATCTGCACCGAGGCGGTCGAGTCGAAGATGCTCGTTGTCGTGGCGGTGGTGACGGTGGAGCCGAGCTGCGTCCAGGACCCGTCGATGCTGCTGGCCGTGTAGAACTTGACGTCCTTGCCGGCGGCGCCGTTGTCGACGTCGAGGCTGACCCGCACCGCCAGCCGCCCGGAGGCGGGGACCACCACCGCCGTGGTGGAGGTCGCGGTGAGCAACGCCGAGCCGTCCGCCGACCACGCGAAGGTGAGGGTGCCAGAAGCGTTCTTGTAGAACGCCCAGGACCGCTGGCTGGCACCGGAGAGCTTGTTGGCCAGGCCACCGAAGGTGTCCCAGTCGTCAAAACGCACGTCCACGCGGACGTCGATGTCGCCGGTGATCGACAGGTTCGCCGAGTCGGGGGTTTCGGCGCCATCCAGTTCCACGGGCATCAGCAGATACCCCGTCGGCCCCGGGGTGACCCGCACCCGGCAGGGGGTGTTGCGGCCAAGCTGCCCGTAGTAGCTGCCGGTCGGGTTGCGCGGCGACAGGTTCCCGGAGCGATTGTTGGCGGTGAACCGGCAGGTTGAGCGGTCGACCTCGGCGCCCTCCCCCGACCGGCCGCGGGTGATCACCAGCGGGTCGCGGCCGTAGGTCAGGCTGGTGACGTCGGTCCACGCGCCCGACAGGTACAGCTCGACGGTGAGGTCAAGCGGGGTCGCGGGGAACGTCATCGTGGGCCCCGCAGCACCAGCCAGCCGCGGCGCCACCACGGCAGCGCCGCGGCCTCGATGTGGAACAGCAGCGCTATCAGCTCGAGCTTGCTGGCGTCCGCCCAGCCAGGATGGCGGGCGAACGCCTCCAGCAGCGCCCGCACGTCGCGGGCGGCCTTTGACATGCCCTCGTTCCGGGACGCGGCCTCGGCGTGGCAGCCGGCGATCCATCCCGCTTCCCATTGCGGCCCGCGCTCGCGGAACTGCTCGCGGGTCGGGATGATCGGCGCGCTCATCGACCGCTCCCCAGCGCAACCTGGACGTCGCCGCCGAGGCTGCGGATTTCCTTGCGGAGCGGGTCGACCAGCACCTGGGCGAGCTGGCGGCCACCGATGCTGATGTGCAGCACCAGCGGCCCCCCGCCGCCGAGGCCGCGACCAGGGAGTGGGCTGTTGCCGGGCGAGCGGCCAAGCGGGACGACGGCCTCCGGTCCCGCCTCCCCGATCAGCGCCATCGTCGGCCGCCGCACGATGCCGCCGTGCTGGCCGACGATCCCGTGCCGGGACGTTCCGGGCGGGGCGCCGATGGTGACGAACCGGGAGAAGATGTTGATCGTCTTGCCGTGCATCCGGTCGATCGCGGCCTGGGCCCTGCGGGCGTCGCCCTGGATCTCTTGGAGCTGCTGGCGGGCGCTGCGCTTGAGATCCTCCCCGAACGCGACCATGGCGTCGCCGGCGTGGCCGGTGCCACCAGAGAGCCGGTCGACGACGTTGATCGCATGGCCGCCTGCGGTGATGAACGACGCGAACCCCGAGATGAGGTGGGCGAGGAACTTCTCGGCCTGGAGCCACCCCAGCACCAGCCGCAGCACGCCCTCCAGGAGCACGCTGAGGACCCCGGCGAGGGTCATGCTGGACAGGCGGAGCCCGTCGGTCTGGCGGTTGGCGTTCTTGGCGGCCGGGACGAAGATGCTCTGGAGCGTCTGCGCGAGCAGTTTGACCGAGTCGCGGTTGTTGTCGAACCACGTCTGCGCGTTCTTGAGGCCCGGCAGCAGGGTGCCGTCCACGAACGCCATCAGGCCGGCCAGCGCGCGGTCCTTCAGGTCCAGCAGGGCGGCGCCCAGGCGTTCCTTCACGTTGCCGGCCCAGACGTTGAACTTCTTATCGGCGTCGACCGCCGCCGCCGCCGACCCGCCGAACTCCTTGGTCAGTTCGGCGAGGATGAGCTTCTGCGCGCCCACCACGTCGCCGGCCTCGACCATGGTCTTGATCTGGTCCTTCTGCTGCTGGGTGAAGTTCACCCCGACCCTGCTCAGGGCGGTGACGCCCTTGATGGGGTCCTGCAGGGCCTTGCCGAGCTGGATGTTGGCCTTCTGGAGGTTGCTGGTGGTGACCTCGCCCTGGTTCAGCGCCGCCGCCATGTCCACGGCGGCAAACGTCGCCTTGTCGAAGATCCGGTCGGCCCCGACGTTTCTGATATTGGTGAAGGTCAGCAGGATGTTCTCGCCGCTCTGGATGACCTCGTCGTCGACGGCGACCAGCTTGGACAGCCGCCCGGCGAGCCCTTCGACATCGCGGCCCGACACCCGAGCTGCGCCACCGGTCGACTTGATCACGGCCTGGGTCTGACGGCCGACCTTGGCGGCATCGCGGGCCTCGCCGATGAAGTCGTTGGCGGCCTTGGTCAACGCACCGATCCCGACGGCGGCGACCAGCGTGGGACCGAACCCGCGGACCAGCCCGCGGATCGGGCCGAACCCGGCGCGCAGGCTGCCATGCATCCGCGACGAGAACCCGCGGCCGGCCTTGTCACCCGCAGTGGTGACCTCCCGCACGATTCGCCGGCTCTGCCCGGTCGCCTGATCCTTCGTCTTGACGACGATCTCGACTTCGTTGCCCCGTGCGGCCATCTACCCGGCCATCCCCTCGGGCGGGGCGCCGAGCGCCTCGATGTTCAGCAGCCGCAGCAGCTCGGCATCCTCCTCGAGCAGTTGGCTGGGTAGGCAGCCGAACCGCTCGCAGCAGCGGAGGATGAGCCGCGCCATCGCTAGCTCGCCCGGCTCGGCGACAACGGCTCCATTGGGAGCGATAGCGCCGCCGACGGCCCGCCAGCGGATGATGTCGCTGGTAAAGGGGCCGGAGGCTGCGTCACCGCCTGGAACCACACCCGCATGATGTCCATGACGAAGTCGCCATCCTGGCTGCGGACGCCCTCCAGCGTCGCCGGCACCGGCTGCCCCTTGTTGGGACCGTCGGCATACAGGACGTTCCACTCCTCCAGGACCTCGGCGAACGACTCGAAGAGGGCGGCGAACTTCTCGACGTCCTCGGTGGTCAGGTCGTCGTCGCTGAGGCCGGCCAGGAAGCGCATGAACTCCAGCAGTCGGCCGACGCTGGCCGAGCGGACCTTGACGACCAGGCCGTCGAGTTCCTCATCCTCGAACCGCAGCCGGTAGACCCGCCGCTTACGGACGTAGCCGCCGTTGCTCTCGCTCACGACGCCTAACTCCAAGCTGGCACAATGCCGTCCGCCAGGACGCCAGGCGCCGCCCAGGTGAGCGCCCCATTCTCGGCGCGGGTCATCTGGTAGTCGGTGAACAGCGCCTCATTGGCCAGGGTCTGCCCGGAGATATTCAAGCTCACGGTCCTGGCCACCGAGGTCGATGGGACCGTCTTGAACACCGCGTGGCTGGCGGCCGCGGCATCGTTGAACACCCCGTTCAGCCCGATCGAGAAGTCCGCCAGCAGCAGCAGCCGCTCCTTGGCCGACTTGTCGACGCCGGTGACGTCCTGCTCCTCCCGCGGGGTCGCGAACTCGAAGTTGGTGACGTCGTTGCGGATGTCCCGCGCGGTCCCGCCCGAGTCGTCCACCGACAGGGTGGTGATGGCAAGGCCTGTCTCTTTCGCCAAGGCACTCAGCTCCTCTCTCTCTACCGCTGCTGCAGCCCGTTGGGGAGGCCGAACGGGACCGTGAGCCCGCCCTGCACGACCTGCCGCTTGGCGACCGGGTCACCCAGCCGCCACACCGCGATCAGGTCGCCGCGGACCCAGATCGGGTCGGGCCGCGCGGGGTCGTCGCGGATGGCGAGCTGGCGGACGCCGCCGTCGGGTTCCTCGAGGACCTCGGCGACTTCGCCGCTGATGCCGCTGAGGCCCGTGATGAGGTCGAACGTGATCCGGTCGCCGGCCTTGACGCCGAGCCGCGGTACTCCATCAGCCCTCTACCCTTCTCCTGGTCGCGTCCAGGCTCTGCTGCATGTCCTCGACCCAGTCCTCCGCCCGCTGGTGCACGCGGGCCGGGGTGCCGCGGGGGTTGCCGCGCCAGTCGCCGCCGCGGACCAGCAGCAGCGGCGGCCGCTCCAGCGGCACCTGATGCGCGGCGAAGCACGCCTGGCCGGCCGGGAAGACGAACACGGTCAGGCCGGCCTCGCGCTGCTCGGTGAACGCCCGGCCACTCTCCGCGCGGATGTAGTGCGCCTGCCGCTGGCCGAGGTCGGTGGCCTCGTCGACCCTGGTGATCCACCCGCCGGCCTGCGTCTGGCAGTCGACCTCGCCGCAGGTCGCCGACCGCCAGTGGCTCGCAAGCGGCACCAGTGCCGCGTAGGTCTGCATCCCCGCGGCGGGCAGCGCAGGCTCCAGCCGGTGCAGCACCATCAGAATGCCACCGCCGTGAGGTTGCGGGTGAAGACCACGGCGAAGACGGCGTTGGAGAAGGTGCCGGAGGTGATGGCCCGCAGGTAGCGCCGCACCGTGGCGGTGCGGCCGCCCTCCAGCCGCTGGCTGGTCTGCCCCGTCGCCGCGGTGAACGCCCCACCCGAGAGGTTGGCGAAGGCGGCGTCGTCGGCGGAGTCCTGGATGGTCACCGTCACGCTGGTGCCGGTGAAGGCGAAGACGTGCAGGAACGCCTGCCAGCCGAACGCCGTGGTCACGTCGGTGTGGTCGACGCTGGCGCCGTTGGTCGGCGCCCCGTCGGTGCGCTTGCCGGCCGTCAGCGACCGCCCCCAGTCCAGGCCGAACCCATTGGCCAGCGCCTGCACCTTGAACGTCAGCGAGCCGTCCTCGCCGCGGGTGGCGTCGTAGTTGAGCTGCTTGGCGACCACGCTCGCGGCCGGCCCGCCGAGGGCGGTGCCGCGGAAGTAGCTCACCACGCGGTCGGTGGTCGGTAGCCCACGCAGCGCGAGGTGCTCCTGGTCGGTCGCGTCGTTGAAAAAGCTGGTGAACTCGAGCGCCCCGTCGCGTTGGCCGCCGAGGCGCTCCATCGCGCTCTTGTTGATCGCGGTCACGCCGAACGCCGCCGGCCCGCCGCCGATCTGGTCGATGGCGCCCACGTCGCCGGACAGATCGAAGCCGTCGACGTAGCAGTTGTCGCCCAGCCCGGTACTTTTGGCCATCGCCTACACCTCCGCCTGGACGGGGATGAGCTGGTCGCCGTGGCGGCGGTGGGTCACGACATGGTCGACGTTGGCGCGCGGGTTCTGGGCGAGCTGGCGGTGCACGTCCATGGCCAGCGCGACCCACTCCTGCGGCAGCGTCTGATACTCGTCGTCGTGGATGCTCACCCGGGCGCGGGAGGCACTCACCGATACCTGATGGTGGCGGACGGCGGCCATGGACCGGTACCAGCGGACCACCGTCCCATCGATCACGGTCGGCGTGGCCACGACCACGGGCTGATCGGTGCTCATGGGCTCTGGCTCCAGAGGTCGTTGATCAGCAGGGGGAGGGTGATGACCATGACGCGGTACCACTTGCTGTCCTGCGGCAGATAGCCGGCGGCGGCGCTCAGCGGGTCGCCGTGGGCGCCGAGCAGGTCGACGTTGCGGACCAGGCCGCCGAGCTCGAAATCGCCGGAGTAGGCCGCCATCAGCGCGTCGACCGCCGCCAGGATGTTGGCGTCGAGGGCGTCCAGCGGCTCCTGCAGCAGGTTGGCGTACACCCGCACGCTGACCTCCAGGCGGGCGCTCGTCGACGCCAGCCCCGACCCGGCCGCGATCGGGCGGAGGTCCTGCACCCAGATCGCCGCCACCAGCCCGCCGCCGGCGGGCGCCGACTTCGGCTCATGGCCGAGGACCTGCTCGAACAGGCCGAGGCTCTGCGCGTGGCTGCGGACGGCGGCGAGGATCGCGGCGGCACCCAGCGCCATCAGTGGCCCCCGAGCTGCGCGACGGCGCGGTCGAGCAGGCCCTGGACGAGCTCGCCGCATCGCTTGCGGAGCCGGGGACGGGTGAGCTTGAACATCCGGTAGCCCTTGAACCGAGTCGAGGTGTTGCGCTGGCTGGTGCCCTCCAGCCACGGCCCGTAGAGGACCTCGGGGTAGTCGGTGATGATGGTGCGGCCCTTGGCGAAGTCCCGGACGACGATGGCGCCGGCGGTCGCGCCGGTCGGATGCTTGGGCTTGCTGGTGGCGCGCTTGCGGAGCTCGTCGCGGCCGGCCTCGGCGACCAGCTTGGTGGCATCGTCGAAGAACTGCTGGAGGATCGCCGGGCCGCGGCCCTCCATGAGCGGCCCCGCCACGGTCACGTAGGCGCTGATGCGGGTCGCCATCAGACCGCCCGGCTCCTGGCCTGGCGGCCGTAGCGGGCCAGGGCGTCGCGGCGCAGGTCGAACAGGCCGCGGCCGGTGCCCTCCCGGGCCGCCTCGCCCTCCCCGATCACCCGCGCATACCCGGCAGTCTCCTGCTGAAGCTGGTTGATCGCCTCGGCGACGGCGAGGTCGCGGATCAGCGCCGGCACGCGGTGGCGGAAGATGTCGGCGCCGGAGTCGTGGGCGGCGATAGTGGTGCCGAGCTCGCCGCGGTCCAGCTCCACCCCGGTCAGCGTGTACACATCCGCGCCGATGGAGTGCGCGGCCAGCACGGTGCCGTCCCAGGCGCGCTTCACCGTCAGGTTGTTGCCGGCCTTGTCGACGATCAGCATCCGCTCCGAGTCGATCCCCAGGATCTCCTCGACCGCGAACGCGGCGCCGTTGGTCACCTGCACGGTCACGTCACTGGAGGCGGCGGTCAGGGTGTTGCCGAGGTTCTGGGTGGAGTCGACCATCGTCTTGGCGGTGACGATCATCCGCTCGGAGTCGATCCGCAGGATGGCCCCGACGCCGATCCGCGCGGTCGACCAGGTCGCCGAGGAGGCCGCGCCCTCCGACGCGGCCAGGCTCGCGGTGAGGTCGCCGACCTGGTCCTCGTCGGCGGTGGAGCCGAATAGGCCGGTCACGGCGATGGCGCGCTGGTGGGTCGCGCCCGGCGCGAACGCCGAGCTGGACGCCAGGTCGATCTCGATGCGGGTGTAGGGCGGCCCGGAGTTCGCGGGCTCCAGGAAGTAGTCGCTGGCCGGGATCACGACGCCGCCGGCGACCAGGCTGGAGACGCTGATGACCTCGTCGGCGTCCAGCCACAGCCGCCACGGCCGCGCGTACTGGTGGTTCGGCCAGTCGAAGTAGCGGGTCGCGAGCTGCGGGTAGAACCGGCGGTGGGTCAGGCCGTAGATCGCGTCGGTGGCCGCCTCGATGGCCCGGTCGACCTGCGCGTCGTTGCGGGCTGTCTCTGCTACGTCCAGCGCGGCCTTGACCTGCTCACGCGCGCAGTAGAACACGCTGGCCATCGGTCCCTCGCCCTTGCTTTCTAGGCCAGCCACCCTCGGGTGACGGGACTTATCTGCTGCTGCTTAGCTGATACTACCTGCGAGCGCGACCGCTTGCGTCGTGATCGCCCCGACCTCGTCCGGTCCTTCGGGGTTGATGTTGATCCCTGCGGGTGGGCCGACCCGCTCGGGCAGCGGCAGCGCCACCACCACGGCGATCACCGCCGGGGCAGCGCCGGCGCCGATAGCGGACTGCGGGACTGCGGCGATGGCGGCGATGGCGGCGGGCTGCGCTAGGGCATGGATGACGATCATGGCCAGCGGCAGCGCCACGACGGCCGGAACCACGGCCGGCGCGGCGCCGACCCCCACCGCAGCTTGCGGCAGGGCGGCCACTGCGGCCAGGACCGCCGCGCCGGCGCCGACCCCGATGGCTGCGGCGGGCAGGGCCACCACCGCGGCGACCGCGGCTGGCGTGACAGTGGCGTCCCCGCTCTGCCCAACCGAGGTCGGAAGCGGCAGCGCCACGACCACGCCGATGACAGCCGGGACGGCTCCCACCCCGACCCCGGGCTGCGGCAGCGCCGCCAGCGCCTGAAGGACCGCTGGGGCGGCGCCGACGCTGACCGCGGCTTGTGGGGCCGCCACGGTGGCGGCGATCGCGGCCGGGGCGGCGCCGACGCCCACGCTGGCCTGCGGCAGCGCCCCGGCTGTCTGCACCACCGCCGGCGCCGCGCCCACCCCGACACCAGCCTGCGGCAGCGCCGCGGTGCAGGCGATCGCCGCCGGGGTGACCGTCGCGTCGCCGCCACCCCCCTGCCCGACCGAAGCCGGAGCAGGAAGCGCGACGGTCACACCGATGGCCGCCGGGGCGGCACCGATGCCGACGCCCGGCTGGGGGAGGCTCGCGGCCGCAGCGATCGCCGCCGGGGTCGTCGTCTCGTTCTTGAACGTCAGGGTGGCGGAGAACTCCAGCCAGGGGACCGTGCCGGTGGTGTCGTTGTTGGCTGCGGTGCCGTGATCGGTACCAGTGCCCCCCAGCACCATCTCCCAGTTCGGCGTGGTCCCGGTGCCCGACTCGCGGTAGCCGATCTCCACCACGATCCGGTCGCCATCGAGCGCGCTCACCGATGTGATGCCGCCGTTGGTCATGTGCTGCTGGCCGGAGAGGCTGGTCGACAGCTCCGTCGTCGACGCCGGGACGGTGTACGCCTCTGCGACACCCCGATCGGTCAGGTCCGGCTTGACGACGCGAATGGCCCGCGGGCGGCTGTTGATGTTGTCGGTCCCGGCCAGCTCCCGCCCACGGGACACGATCGTCACAGTCCCGGAGACGGTCTGATCGCCCGAGAGCGGCGGCGAGATGAGCTGAACGATCAGGTCCTCATCGTCAGCGGTCCCGGCCAAGCTCCCCGAGAGGGTCTCGGTGGCCGACGCTTGAGCGAACCCCAGCTTGCGACGGACCGCCTGCGCGGTCGATGCCCAGTTGCTATCGAATGCTGGGCTGACCGGCGCCGCATCGGTGGCGACGAAGTACAGGTGGGTGACCATGGCCGGCCGCCGCCGCTATGGGGTGTAGTCGACCGTGAAGATCCCGGAGGCCGAACGCTGGATGAGGAACGTGCCACCCGACGAGCTGGCCGCGTTCACGAAATCGGACAGGAAGATCAGCATGTCGGTGGTGTCGGCACCGACGACGAAGTAGCCGATCTCGGCCATGGCGTTGGCGATCGTCGAGCTGGCCCAGGAGGAGTCGGCCGCGTCGTAGGTGAGCACCCCACCGGAGATGGTGACCTCCGTCGCGGTCAGCACGACGCCGCCGGCGGTGTAGCCGGTCCCTGATGCCTCATTGGCGGTGACATCGTTGCGGAAGTCGTGCGCGTTGTAGTCGTGGGTGTAGGCGTCCAGCTCCAGCAGGCCCTTGACCGCCGTCTCCGACTCCAGCGACAACGCGGCCGTGTCGATGAGCATCTTCTCCAGCGTCAGCCCATAGAGGCCGCTGGCGGTGATCGCCACTACCCATCACCTCCCGGCCGCTTCACGCTGCTGGTGGCCTTGACGGTCGCGGGGCGGGCGACGGCATCACCGGCGGCGGCCTCCGGCGGAGCAGCCTCCCGCAGCGTCCGGTGCACCTGGCGGGCCTCCCGCAGCGCCAGCTTGCACGCCTGGAGATCCTCCGGGGCGACGGCTGGGTCGGCCTTCAGCTCAACCAGACGCTCCTCCAGCTCGAGCACCAGCAGCTCCGCGCGGAGCTCATCGGCCCGGCCCATACCTGCCCTCCTTCCCCCGCAGCGGGCCCTCCGGATCGGGATGCCCGTGCGGGCCCCAGAACCGCCGCACCTTGATACGGATGACGTCGGGCCGCACGATCGCGTCCAGGACCTCGCCGTGCTCGACGTGGGTCACGGTCCCGGAGTCATCCACCGTGACCAGGGCGCGCTCCCCCGAGGGGAGTATCACGGTGCGCCTGCGGGCCTGGTGGCGCAGCTGCGCCACGCCGGCGGGTGGGGTCCACAGCCCGCTCATTGGTTGGCCTTGCGTCGGACGACAAGCGCATGCACCGGCGGCAGCGGCCAGCCGAACGCGAAGTGCAACGCGATGAACCCAAGCCACCACCACAGCAGCTCGGCGCCGGAGGCGATATTCAGGATCGCCAGCAGCGCGACCACCGCGGCGCACAACGCGAAGACGCTCACAAGCGGCCATCCCTGGGCCATTGGTAGCCGTCGTAGGGGCAGAACAGCTCCCCGTCGGGGCCGGCGCGGAGCGGCTCGCCGTCGTTGGGGCACGCCGCCGGCGGCGCCGCCAGCTCCGCCCGGGCGGTCTCGACCTGTTCCCGGCGGAGGGTCAGCAGGTGCTCCCAGCCCACGGGCTACTCCCCGGCCTCGGCCGCCGCGGCGTCGTCGGCGTCGTCGTCGGCTTCCAGCCGCGCGACCAGCTCGGCCTTGGTGCCGCTGGTGGGGAGCTTGCGGAGCCGCAGCACCTCGCGGAGCTCCTCGACGGTGCTGGCCGCATACTCCTCGACCAACGTTCCCGCCTCGGCCTCGGCGGTCGGCTGCGGGGCCCCGTCAGCGGTCTGTTCGGTTTCCGGCTCGGTGGCCGCCGGGGCGGGCGCGGGGGATTCGCCCACCCCGGCGGCGTTGCTCGGGCCGCCATGCACGGTGGTCTTCGCCATCGCGCCGTCCTCCTCATGGTCGGTGGAGGTGCACTGCGGGCAGTACGGCAACCCGACCGCGAACCGGGTGCCGCACCGCCGGCAACGCCAGAGCGCCATCAGGCTCAGGCGTTGAGCTGGGCCAGGTTCTCCGGGGCCCGCTGGACGTTGAGGTTGAACAGGATCGCCAGGATGCCGCCGGCGCGGGTGCCGCCGGCGCCGGGATCGGCCATGTCGACCGACACCCACTCGAACCCGTCGGCGAGCTGGCTGGCCAGCACCTCGATGACCACGATCATCTGCAGCGCGGCATAGGTCGCGCCAGTGAGCGAGACCTCGCTGGCGGCAGCCTGGGTGACCTTGGTCCAGGTCTCGTCGCCGTCGAGGGTGGCCTCGCTCTTGTGGTACCAGGTGGTCACGGCGTCCAGGTCCTGGCTGGTGCCACCGGTGGCGGCGTTGGCCTGCTGCACATCCGGCACGAAGGTGTCGGTCCCGGCGGAGACCGCGCCCATGAAGAGCACGAACGCGACGCCGTCGTAGTTCTTCAGGTGGATGCGGTGGCCGGTCTGGGCGCCGGCGGCGAGGTCGGCGACCGGGACGACGACCGAGCCGATGTCGAAGACCCGTCCGAGCCCTCTGACTCCCATGATGGTGCTCCTTTCCCGGCCGGGGCGTTACTGCCGGCCTTTGAGCCACGCTGGGCGGGTTGAGCCGCCACCGGCCAGCGTGAGCCGGCGGCGGCCAGGATCAGGCGGACCAGTTAATCGAGATCCAGCACCCCCAAGGACCGAACGATCTCGGTGACGGCATCCTCGGCCTCGGTCTGGTTGGCGTACACCACGTCGAAGCGGTTGGCGGTCACCCCGTCGCTGATGGACCATCCGACGCCGGCGAAGTTCTCTGCTCGGAGGAGGTTGTAAGCCTCCAGCCTGCGGTAGCCACCGGCGGCTACCTTGACCCACTTCTCGTCTGCCACATCGGCTCCTTGGCCTACAGGCTCAGCAGCGTCACGAACGGCGACAGGGTCGCGGTGCTGTTCTTGGGGGTGATGGCTGAGTTCAGCCACGGCCGCCCATCGAGCCGCTCGATGATGCGGTAGGCCGTCTGGTCGTTCTGGAACTTGAAGTGCGGGCTGGACATGGCGGACATGACCTGCCGGTCGCCCAGCAGGTAGAAGCCGAAGTCGATGAAGTTGAGCGCGCCGGTGGTGCCGAGGCCGGGGACCTTCTCGGTGAGCAGGACGGGGCGGCCGAGCAGCGACAGTTGCGGGTTGCCGTGCATGTCGGTCGTCCAGGCACCGGCGCCGCCGACGTTCTCGGTCCCGGCGACGTTCTTGACCGGGAGTGTCATCCGGGCGAGCTGCGGGAAGGTGTCGATGCTGGCCACCCAGACCGCCCGGTTGAGCGACCCGGGCAGCATCCGGGCGTACATGGCGACGACGTCGTCCCAGAGGATGAGGTTGGCGGTGGTCTCGGTGACGGTGATCCTGGCGGCCCCGTTGAGGACCCCCAGCGGCTCACCGACCCCGGAGCCGCGCAGGAACGCGTAGTCCTCGTAGAACCCGAGCGCCTCGGGGAAGATCTCGTCGATGAACGCCTGGAAGCTGATCAGGCTGTCGGAGATCAGCTCGTTGGGGACCTCGGTGTAGGCGGTGAGCTTCTTGGCGTCCAGCACGACCCGCCCGAAGCTGGCCTGGCTGGCGGTGAGCGCGGCGCCCTCCTCGGTCCAGTAGCCGACGATCCCGCCGAACACCGAGGAGACGTTGCTGGTGGCGTCGATGGCGGGGAACGGGACCCGCAGCGTCTCCATCGGGATGACTCGGGCCCGCGGGCGGACGATGGCGGTCTCCAGCGCCACCCTGAGCAGCTCGGAGCGGAGCTGCTCGGGGATGAGGAAGCCGCCCTCGCTGGGCACCGTCGAGCTGAACGCCGCGCGGATCCGGTGGAGCTTGGCCTGCGCGGAGGCATCGCGCTGACGGTTGTGCCAGATCAGCGAGAAGAACTCCGAGCTGTCCTTGAACTCCTTGTCGATCGCCGCGCCCATGGCCCGGGGGTTGAACAGGCCACCGCGGGCGGTGGCGCGGTCCCGGACCTCCAGCGGGTTGGTGAAGCCGAGGTTGACGGGGACGGCGCCGTCGGCGTCGCGCTGCTCCCGCAGCCAGTCGGCCAGGACCCGCTGGGTCTCCTCGCGGACCTGGGTGGCGATCGACTGGTCCTGGTCGTGCACGGCCTTGGCGTAGTTGCGCACGAACGACGCGAAGCCGTCCTTCTGGGAGAACAGCGCGCGCATCTTCGTGGCGTCGCGCATGAACTCCTCGAGCTCGGCCGGCGTGGTCGGGATCGTGAGGTCCTCGACCTCGGTGGCGGTGGCGGTCATGGCCGCGCTCCCTCCTGGATGGCGTCGACGAGCTCGTCGATCGAGATGGACGTGGGCGGCGGCGCTGGCCGCTTGGGCAGGGTGGGCGGGGCGGGGGCGTTGCTGTACACGTCGAGGATCGCGGCGCTGACCGTCTGCGGGTCGTAGCCGCCCAGCGGATCCAGGGCGTCGGCGACGGCGTCGCCGACGCCGGCGAACACCTCATCGGGCAGCTCGGCGAACACGTCATCGTGCGCAGGCTCGCCGGCGATGGTGGCCGGGGGCGCATCGGCGGTCGGGCCGGGCGGGGTGGGTGGCGCCGCGGGTGCGATGGCCGCCGGGCGCAACCTCGGCGCGGGTGCCTGCCGCCGGCCGGCGTAGCGGAACACCGACAGGTCCCAGCGGTCGGACGGCTGGTCCCCCTGCCCGTCGTCGCCCTGGTCGCCGCTGGCCTTGCGGCTACGGACCTCGTCGGCCAAGCCGGCCTGGACGGCCTCATCGGCGTCATACCAGGACTCCTCGACCATCGCCGCCCGCCAGTAGTCCACCGGGCCGCCGGCACGCTCGGCGTAGACCCCCGCGATCACGTTGGAGATCTTGTCCAGGTTGGTGGCCATGTCCCGCATGTCCGCGGCGTTGCCGATCACCAGCCCCCAGGCGTCATGGATCATCAGCATGGCGGCGCGGCCCATCACGACCCGCTCGCCGGCCATGGCGATGACCGACGCCGCCGACGCGGCCAGCCCGTCGACCAGTGTGGTCACCTCGGCCTTGTGGTCGACCAGCGCCTGGTAGATCGCGTGGGCGTCGAACACGTCCCCGCCCGGGCTGTTCAGATGCAGATCGATCCGCGGGGCGGTGATCTCACGGAGCTCGTCGACGAGCTGCTGGGCGGTGATGCCCCACCAGGAGATCTCGTCGTAGATGTAGACCTCGGCGACCTCGCCGGCCTTGTTGGCGATGCGGTACCAGGACTGGCCCTGCCGCGCGACCGGGCGGGCCAGCCGGCGCCGCCTATCCGACATCGCGTCGTCCGTGCACTGCCCCTCCGTCTGGCGCATCAGCTCCGCGCACCACGCCTCCGGGTCGTCCTTGTCCTGGTTGCGGCGCACGCAGTCGGCCATGTCCGCGTACTCGCAGTTCGGACCAAACGGCACGGGTTGCCGCCCTTTCCGCCCTCGGATGGCTGAGAGAATACTCTATAGCTCGGGTGCGCGTGATAGACCACGTCGATAGCCGGAGGCCGGAGGATGCTTCGGGACGCTGACGAACTCCTCGCCCCAGCCGTCGCCGCCACCGTTGGCGCCCTGCAGCTCACCGACGACCGCGACGCCGCCGTGGTACGGCTCACCCAGCGGTACGCCGCCGCGATCGACCTGGCCGCCGACTTGGCCGCCGAGGCCGACCAGGTGCAGCTCGACCCCGACGACCCCATCGGCCACATCCAGCTCTCCCGGCTCGCCGCCCAGGTCGAGGCCGTGGCCGTCCTCGGGACGCTCGGGCCCAAGCTGCTGGCCGCCCTGCAGGCCCTCCAGGCCACGCCGGCGGCCCGGGCCCGGCGGAAGGGCGGAGGGGGTGACCGTGCCGAGCCGAACCGGCTCCAGGCGCTCCGCGCGGCACGGCGCGCCTAGTCGCCGACGGCTCATCGGCAACAAGCGGCCGCGGCTGTTCACCCCGCCGCTGCGACCGCTGAGCAGCACGACCAGCCGCGGCTATGAGGTCGTCGAGTTCGCCGAGATGATCGGCGCGCCGCTCCTTCCCTGGCAGCAGTGGCTGGTCAAGCACGCGCTGGAGCTCAACCCGGATGGCACCTATCGCTTTCGGACCGTCCTGGTGCTGGTCGCCAGGCAGAACGGCAAGTCGAGCGTCAAGCGTCTCGTGAGCCTCTGGCGGCTCTACATGGACGGTGCCCGGACCGTGCTCGGCACCGCGCAGGATGTCGCGCTGGCGCGCGAGCAGATGAACCTCACCAAGCTGCACATTCACGGCTGCCACGACCTACGGGCCGAATGGGGCGGCGAGCGCAACACCAACGGCGATGAGATGTTCTGGCTACAGGACGAGGCCCTCCCGCCGAATGCGCCGCGGGAGGCATTCCCGCGGTACGTCATCCGGGCGACCACCCGCCAAGCCGGCCGCGGTCTCTCCATCGACGAACTCAACATCGACGAGCTGCGCGAGCAACGAAAGTGGGACGCCTGGGCGGCGCTGTCAGCGACGACGATGGCGCGGCCCCGGGCCCAAATCTGGGCACTGTCCAACGCCGGCGACGACGAGTCAGTGGTGCTCAACCAGCTCCACGACGCCGCCCTGGCCGCCATCGACGACCCCGCAAAGGGCGACCCCTCGATCGGCCTGTTCGAGTGGTCGGCGCCGGACGGCTGCGAGCTCGATGACCCCCGCGCCTGGCAGCAGGCCAACCCCGGCCTCGGCCACACGATCAGCGAGCAGGCAATCCGCTCGGCGCTCGGCATCGACCCGCCGGAGGTGTTCCGCACCGAGGTCCTCTGCCAACGGGTCGCGCACCTCGACGCCGCCATCGACATGGGCGCATGGAAGGCCTGCGCCGACACGCAGGGATCGCTCCGCGGCCAAAAAGATCGCATCGCCGCCTGCTTCGATGTCGCCGAGGACGGCGGGCACGCCACCCTCGCCGCCGCCGCGGTGCTGGCCGATGGGCGGGTGCGGGTGCAGATCATCAAGGCGTGGCGGTCCGCCGACGAAGCCAGGTTCCACCTCGCCGGCGTCCTCGACCAGCTCGCCCCCGTCCAGTTCGCCTGGTACTCCAACGGTCCCGCTGCCGCGCTCGCGCCAATCCTGCGGGCCCGCCCGAACAGCCTGGAGCTGACCGGCGCCAAGGTCGGGGAGGCGTGCCAGGGCCTGGCCAACCTCACCACCAGCCGCCAGATCGTCCACACCGGCGACCCGCTGCTGAACGCCCACATCGCCAGCTCGAGCAAGCTCCACACCGGCGACGGATGGCGGTTCACCCGCCGCGGCGCCGGCCACTGCGACGCCGCCTACGCTGCCGCCGGTGCCGCCTACCTCGCCCAGACCATGCCCGCGCCGTCCAAGCAGGGGCTGCGCATCCTGCGATACTGACCAGCCAAGGAGGAGCCCCACATGTTCGACCTGACCGGCCGCCATCCCGCCACCGTGCACCTGGCGCGGTTCTTCGCCTATGACCACCTGCCCGAGCCGCTGGCGACCGTCTCGGCGTACAGCCACCACCTGGCCGAGGCGATGATCCGCGACCTCCCCGACGGCCCCGAGCTCACCACCGGCCTCCGGAAGCTGCTGGAGGCCAAGGACGCATTCGTCCGCGCCGCGCTCGACCTGCCCGAGCAGGTGACCCGGTGAGCACGACGCTCGCGATCGACTTCGACGGCGTCGTGCACGGCTACTCCCGCGGCTGGGTGGACGGCAGCATCTACGACCCACCTGTCCACGGCGCCCGTGAGGCGCTGCTGCGGCTGAACGCCGCTGGCTACCGCCTCGTGCTGCATACCACGCGCGTGCGTGACGTCGACCAGGCCGCCGCGGTGCTGGCATGGCTGGAGGGCAACGGCCTGGACGGCCTGTTCGCCGAGGTCACCGACCGCAAGCCGCTGGCTGCCGCCTACATCGACGACCGGGCCATCCACTTCACGACCTGGCCGGAGGCCCTCCACGCCGTCGCGATCCTGCATCCACCCAAGCCGCCCAATGAGGAGTCCGCATGAGCACCATGGAGCTCATCGGGGTCGGCTTCAGGGCCGCCCGCCAGGCACGAGCGCAACGGCGAGACCTCCGGGCCGGCACCCGAACCCGCGGCCGGCTGCTGACCGCCGTCGTCGAGCACGGCCTGGCCGTCGCTGGGCTGGGGTGCTTCACCGCCGCGGCCGCCATGGTCGCGGCCCCGCTCGGCCTGGCCGTCGCCGGCGTCAGCCTGTTCGTCCTCGAGCTGCGGGCCGGCGAATGAGGTCGACGCTCAAACTGCTGCGCAACCGCGCGCCGGTGCCCATGGCCAGCCGGATGCTGCAGCTCCCGCTGTTCCACCCCAACACCGCCGAGACGCAGATGCGCGCCTACGGCGCCGTCGGCACCCTGTTCGCCATCGTCCACCGCCTCTCGGAGGCCACCAGCCAGGTCGACTGGCACCTGTACCGCACCACCAGCGACGGGCGGCGCCGCTACGAAGGCGAGGAGACCCGCACCGAGGTCACCCGCCACGCCGCCCTCGACCTCCTCAACCGGCCCAACCCGTGGGTGACCCGCCAGGAGTTCGTCGAGGCCACCGAGCAGCACCTGGAGCTCACCGGGGAGGGCTGGTGGGTCGTCGCCCGCGACGAGCGGTTCCCGGCCGCGGGGCCGCTGGAGCTGTGGTGCATCCGCCCCGACCGGATGGCCCCCGTCCCCCACCCGACCCGGTTCCTGTCCGGGTACGTCTACACCGGGCCCGACGGCGAGCAGGTCCCCCTCCAGCTCGACGAGGTCATCCAGATCAAGCTCCCCAACCCGCTGGACCCCTACCGCGGCCTCGGGCCTGTCCAGGCCGTCCTGGTCGACCTCGACGCCGCCCGCTACAGCGCCGAGTGGAACCGCAATTTCTTCCTCAACAGCGCCGAGCCGGGTGGGATCATCGAGGCCCCGGAGAAGCTCACCGAGGCCGAGTTCGACGAGTTCACTGAACGGTGGCGCGAGCAGCACCAGGGCGTCTCCGGCGCCCACCGCGTCGCCATCCTCGAGAAGATGAAGTGGGTCGACCGGTCCATCAGCCAGCGCGACATGCAGTTCGTCGAGCTCCGCAAGGTCGCCCGCGAGGTCATCCGCGAGGCCTTCGGCATCCACGGCCACATGATCGGCCAGTCCGAGAACGTCAACAAGGCCAACGCCGAGGCCGCCGACACCGGGTTCGGCAAGTGGATGCTCCGTCCCCGCCTCGGCCGCATCAAGGGCGCCCTCAACGCCCGGCTCCTGCCCATGTTCGGCGCCACCTCGGGCGGGCTGGAGTTCGACCACGCCGACCCCGAGCCGCCCGACCGCCAGGCCAACGACCGCGAACGCACCAGCAAGGCCAGCGCGTTCAAGACGCTCGTGGACGCCGGGGTCGACCCCGACGACGCCGCCATGCTGTGCGGGTGGCCGGCGGTCAAGATGGCCCCCAAGCCGAAGCCGGCGCCCCCTTCCCCAGCGCCCGAGCAGAAGCCGGGGCCGCCAGGACCAGAAGGGCGAGCAGGGCCGCCGGGACCATCAGGGGCACCTGGGACGCCAGGGGCACCAGGTCCATCGGGACCAGCAGGGCCGCCAGGGCTACCAGGGCTACCGGGGCTACCGGGGCTGCAGGGACACCGGGGACCACGGGGACCACGGGGACGGGAGTCGATGCGCCCATCTTCGGCGCCCGAACCGGAGCCAGCCTCGGCAGCGCCATGAACGCGACCCTCGCTGCCATCGGCGAGGGCTTCTGCCCCTATGGGCACGGCAGGCTGGAGATCACCGACCTACATGGCCGACGGCACGGCACCTGCTGGCCCTGCGGTTGTAGCTGGTACGTCGAAGCTGGCCAGGTGTGGGGTTGCGCCTGCACGCCCGAGGATCACACGTGCGGACAGGAACCGACCAATAACCAGCCCTAATTCCCGCCTGACCGGGGGCTAATTCGCACCCACCCGGCCGCTAATTCCCGCCCAGGGCCGGGGCTATTTCGCACCACCGGGAGGCTAATTCGCGGCTGGTATGTCCGGTTCGGGACGCAGGAGAAAGCGGGAACAGGCCGAATCGGGCACTCCGGGCACCGCAAGCCCCTGACCTGGGGGTTTGCGGGGGGAGAGAAAGGAGAACCCCCGCCCTGTCCACCCCCTTGGTCGCGAGGTAATTTTCCGCGCGCCGCGAATTCTTCCGAGCCCTCCGTTTATTTCCACGTCGGCCCCTCGGTTATTTCCCATCGGCCCATGGTTATTTACCACCGGCAGGGCTGGTGCCGTGGTTGAATTAGCTCTTGCGAATAAGGCGGTTGGGGTACTGGCGACCCATGGCTTGGTCGTGGCGGCGCTGGGCAGCCGGGGAGCGGGGCACCAGCCGGGCCACCCAGATCGGTAGGCCGACCGCGCCGACCACCAGGCCGATGGCGCTGATGGTGCCGACCGTGCCGGTGGCCATGTCGACCAGCGCCCCGACGACGGCACCGATGGCTGCACCGATGATGACGCTGGCCAGGATGGCGATGACACGCATGTCGACCTCCGTGGTTGCGGTGGCCACCGACGATACGCCGCCCGGTTGTGGCCTCCATCTGCATTCGGCCTACGCCGCTCACCATCCGGCCCAGGGTTTGGGCTCGGGGTCGGCCTTGCGTGGGTCGCCGATATGCAGGTTGCACGGCTGGCAGGCGGCCACGAGGTAGCGCGGGTCGTCGCCGGTGACGGACTTGCCGACGGTGTGGTGGGCGGTCGTGGCGATCTTGGTGCAGACGCCCTCGATCCTGAGTTGGCAGCGCCCGCCGTCCCGCTTGATGACCTCGGCCTTGCGCCGCAGCCATGCCCGGGTGCTGCCGCCCTGGCCTGCCCACCCTTGGGGCATGTCACTGCTCGCCCGCCCAGACCTTGGCCATCTCCTCGTCGCCGAGCCAGCAGCAGGTCGGCGTCGTCCAGTTGGCCATGTAGCTGTTCATCGCGATCGCCCCTCGGCGACGGACGCTGGCAGGGATGCGATCCAGCGCTCGCTGCATCAGCTCGATCGAGGCGGCGATGCCGTTGCGGCCCTCGACCGGGCACGGTGCCCAGTGCTTGGCGCACCAGTTCGGGTTGGCGTCGAAGTGGTCGACCGCCCATGCCTGGAAGTCGCCGGGCTTGCCGTGGAAGTGCTCGGGGTCGACAGGTGCGCCGGTCATAGCACCTGCGATCCGTAGCGGGCGACCAGCGCACGGGTGGCGGTCTCCAGCGCCGCCAGCGAGGTCTGCGCGATGGCGACCCGGCCGTCGGGCAGGTCGACGCGGATGGCGACCGATGGCTTGCCGGAGCCCATGCCGGCCTCCAAGCCGGCCATGTGGATGGTGGCGCCGCAATCGAGGATCTCGCGGTCGGTGAGGTCGGGCCAGGCGGCGTCGCCGTCGAGCTTGAGGTCGATCACGGGCATGCCACCAAGGCGTTGCAGGAAGATGCGGTCGTCGGCCATCAGAAGGGGGCCTCCGGGTCGTCGTCATCGTCGTCCAGGTCCTCGCCGGATGCGGCGAGGGCGAGCTGGCTGCCCGATTCCCGGAACATCTCGCGGGCGCTCCAGACGCTGACTGGGCTGGCGGGCGGGTGCAGCTTGGCGGCCAGCCGGGCGGTCTCCTCGTCGACCGGTTCCAGGTCGTACACCGCGTCGGGGCTGTACAGGACGGTGCGGGCCTGGCGGCCGTCGACCTCGGGGACATCGATGCGGAGGAAGTCCTTGCCGGCGATCTTCTGCTCGCTGGCCTTCCCGGCGACGGTGTGGCGGCCGAACAGGTGGACGACCACCCAGGCATCGAAGGTGTCAGCGGTGCGGTCGGTCTCGGTCATGTTGCTCCTTTCGTGGTCATCGGCCGTCGTCGGTTGGCCGTCGGGCGGCGCGCTTGAGGTCGGCCCAGCCGGCGCCGATGGCGATGTCGGCGAGGACGTCGGCGGCGTCGAGGACGCTGGGCCAGTGCTCGGCCCAGCCAGCGGCCTCGAGGCGGTCGCGCAAGGCCCGGGCGGCGGCCGCGGTGGCCCGGGCCAAGTCCAGGTCGACGTGGGTGCCGAGGGTCACGGCACCGCCGCGGCGTCGACGTCGCCGGCGGCGGCCTCGGCGGCGGGTTCGAGGTCCTCAGCGTCGGGCCGGTAGGCAGGGCACTCGCAGTCGTCGAAGGTGCACCGACCCTCGAGGTCCTCGTCGAGGTCGTGGTCATCCGCCTCGTCGCCGCAACGGCAGATCCGCAGCTCCTCGCCGTCGGGCCCGCCGGGCCCGGCCGGCTCCGCCGAGGCCTCGGCGCGGTCGGCCTCCAGCTTCGCCTGCTCGGCCTCGCTGAGCTCGTGGCCGGCGGCCTGCAGGGTGGCCAGGTGCCGATCGGCGACCCGGCCAATCCAGCGGCCCCAGCCGACCCGGAGGTGCTCCTCGGCATGCGCGAGCACGACCGCGCGGGCGACACGGCCGCGGATGGCCGGGTCCTCGGCGAGTTGCTCCAGGGCGCGGCGGTAGTTCTTGTACGTCCCGCCGTAGGACTGGGCCTCCTCGACCGGGTCCAGCTCCAGGAGCTTGCAGGCGGCCTTGGCGACGTTGGCCTCCAGCCTGGCCAGCAGCGTGCACAGCACGTCGTCGACCTGCTGGATGGGCTGGTAGGTCGCCAGCACCTCGGGGGCCAGCAGCGCGCGGCAGCGCTCAACGCGGATCCGCGCCGCGACGGTGAGGGCGCGGTCGTGCTGGCGGCGTTCGGCCTCCTCGCGCTCCCGCTTGGCCTGGTAGTCGGCCTCGCGCTCCCGCTTGGCGTGGTAGTCGGCGTCGGCGGCCGCGCGGGGGTCCTGGTCGGCGTGCAGCTTGGGGTCGCGGCACATCCACACCCGCTCGCCGTGGGGGCAGACCGCGGCCGCGTGGCAGGCCCGGGCGGCATGCTCCTGGAGGGGGACCTGGACCAGCGGGTGGACGTAGAGGCAGCCCTGGTGGTCGTCGCCGGCCAGCGGCCGCGGGACGCGGTTGTACCAGCCACCCTTCGGCTCCTGCAGCAGCGTGATCCCCTGGGCCTTGAGGTCGGCGCGGGTCTGCTCAGCCTTGCGCTCGAGCGCCAGCCGGTCGAGGTCCTCCTTGACGGCCTGCTCGAGCGGCTGCCAGGCCGGCAGCTTGCCGTGGGCCTGCTGAACGGCGAGCTCGGCGGCACGGTCGGCCAGGCCGGCGTCGACGAGCTTGTGGAGCTGCTCGGCGTTCGCCAGCGTGATACGACTCGTATCAAGCGCCTCCAGCGCCTCGATGGGGAGCTCCAGGAGCGCCAGCCGCGCGGAGACGGTCCGCTGGCTCACGCCGGTCAGCTTGGCGAGGTCGCGTTGGGTGGCGTCCGGATCCACCTCCAGGAGGCGGGCGTACGCCGAGGCCTCCTCCAGCGGGGTCAGATCGGACCGCTGGACGTTCTCGATGATCATCGCCGCGACCCGCTCCGGCTCGGTGAGCTCCCGGATGACCGCGGGGACGGTCCGGAGCTCCAGGAACCGCGCGGCCGCGAGCCGTCGCGCGCCGCAGACCAGCAGGTAGTAGTCCTCGCGGGGGGTGACGAGCAGGGGCTCCAGGATGCCGTGGGCCTTGACGGAGTCGATCAGCTCCTCGAGGTCGCCGAGATCTCGGCGGGGGTTGTCGGGGGCGACGCGGAGCCGTTCGTCGGTGGGGAGCTGCGCCCAGCCGGGCGTCGAGGCCTCGGCGGTGGTGGGGGTGGTGAGGGTCATGTGCGTCCTCCCGTTGACGCGGTGCTGGTGGGTCGGCCGCGGCGGCGGAGCTCGGCGACGACCCGGTCGACGTCGCGCGGTCGCCAGATGCCGGCGTCGGCGCCGGCGGCGCGGAGCTGCTCGAGGATCCGGCGTTGCGCCGGCCGGATCGGGCCGCGGTCGGTCTTGAGCTCCCGCCACAGGATCCGGTCGCGGATCAGCAGCAGGTCGGGCAGTCCGGCGGCCTGGGCGTCGCCGACCAGGTGGCGGCCGCCGTCGTGGTCGACGACCTCGCGGCGGGCGTCGCCGACGTGCAGGACCGTCCAGCGGTACAGCGCGGCGAGCTCCAGGACCTGGGTCTGCCAGTCGGCCTCCGACAGCTTGGGCATGGCCCGGGTGGCCTTCACGACCCACCGCCGGAGCTGGAGGCCTCCAGGGCACGCCGCCGAGCGGCCCAGCCGCCGCAGACCTCGGCCGGAGTGCCGTCGGCGCGGTAGGGGACGCCGTCGATGCGGGGGCGGGCCGTAGCCGTCGACCTCGACCGGGACGGTGACGCCGGACGGATGCCGGTAGGCGACCACCTTGCGCATGCCCTGATGGCACCAGAACCGTTCGCCCGTGGCGACGATGCGGTCCAGCAGCTCCTGGTCGCCGGCGTAGCCGTCCTCGCCGCGGCGTTCCGGCGACCCGGGCCGGTAGGCGCAGTCGTGGCAGGGCGCGGGGCGGGTGACGGGCTGGACGCCGGCGGCCAGGAGCTTGACCGCGGTCGGGTCGGGGTCGACCTGGTCGAGGTCGTAGACCGGCTCCCAGCAGGTGCACCGCTGCGGGCCCATGAAGGCGGCACCATCGCAGCACATGCCCCCGCCGGCGTCGGGCAGCTCGACCGTGGTGGGCAGGCTGAGGCCGCAGAGGTTCACGACCCACCACCGGCGATCGAGACGGCGCGGACGGCCTCAGCCTGCTGAGGTCCCACGTTCACCGCCCCTCCCCCCTTCTAGAGGGGGGGAGGGGGGCGTGAATACACGCCGTGATTTCCTGACCAGCCGAAACGAAGGCAGCCGTGATTTGCCGTGATTTGGATTCGTGAATAGGCCCCTGGTCCCTGACCTGCCGGAACGCCACAGCACCGTGAATAGGCGAGGCCGTTCGTGAATACCCGAGATTACGGCTCATGGCGGCAGCTCCGTCGCCATGGTGACCGGATGATACGTCGAAGGGTTGCGTCCCTGCGCGCCACGGCCGCCGGGCTTGCAGTGAACCAGCCCCAGGCGCACCTGCGCGTCCAGCTTGCGTCTGGCCTTCTCGACCTCCTTGGCCTCGGGGGAACGCCCCTGGACGTCGAACATGAGGCGGGCGGCGTCGGCGGCGGTGAGCCCCGCCGGGTGCGCCTTGACCAGGTCGAGGACGTCGCTGCCGTGCAGCACGGTGGTGGTGCCGCCCTCGGCGTCGTGCAGCAGCTTGGCGGGGCCGATCTCCTCCATCGGCTGCTTCAGGTGATGCAGCTCGACCACGGGGTCGCCGGGGTCGCCCCACAGCAGCAGCACGCTGCCGGCGCCGGCGGTCAGCCAGATCGACCCGTACACGTCGGCGAGCGCGCGGGGGCGGCGGCCGTCGGAGCCGGCCTTGCGCTGGTGGTGGAGCTCGACCAGCTCGATCCCGGCGACCAGGGCGGCCTGGCGGGCGCGGTTGAACCCGGCGCCGGCTTCGTCCTTGACCAGGTCGGCGGCGACGTCCTTGAGGGAGTCGACGATGACGGTGTCGGCGCCGGCGCGGCGGGCGAGGTCGATCAGCAGCGCCGGCGTCTTGGCGAGGTCGGAGGTTGGTGGGCCCTGCCAGACGACCAGCCGCTCCGCCAGCGCCCGGCGGTCGTCCTCGGTGACCATGCGGCGCAGCGAGCGGCGGATCTGCGAGGGCCGGTCGCACGCCAGGTACAGCACCCGCGAGCTGGTCGGGACGACGGGCATGCCGAGCAGGGTGTCTCGTAGGCCGATACGGGCCAGGGTGAGCTGCCCGGCGAGGGTGGTCTTGCCGACGCCTTGGGGTCCGACCAGCATCAGCGACTCCCCCTGCGCCCAGGCGATCTCGCCGTCGCGGCCCCAGATCGCGGTGGGGGTGGCGGGGGTGTCCAGCGCGAAGGTGGCGCCGTCGACGGACCGGTCGCGCTCGGGGCCGCCGTCGGTGGCGGCGTGGAGCTTGGCGGCCAGCAGCGTGGCGACCTGGTCCAGCGGCACCGACTGGTCGGCGGCGAGCTGGACGGCCTGGTAGCCGGCGTCGGCGAGGCGGCGGCGGGCGCCGAGGTCCCGCAGCCTGGCGGCGTCGGCGGCGACCCACTCGGCGGGGGCGCGCTGCTCGTAGAGGTGGGCGAGATAGGCGGGCCCGCCGGCCTGGTCGAGCTCGGCGCGGTCGCGGTCCAGGGCCTCGAGCTCGCGGCGGACGTCGAGGGGGCCGTGCGGCAGGCCGAGGTGGTGCAGCTCCAGGATCCGCCGGTAGATGGCGCGGTGGACGGGCCGGTACAGGTCCTCGGGTTGCAGGCCGGCGTCGCGGGCGTGATCGACCGCGGCGGTGGAGTCCAGCAGCGCCGATAGCAGCCGCTCCTCGAGGTCGGGCGCGCTGGGCGGGGCCGGGAACACGTCATTGCCCAACCGGCCCCCCCTGCGGGTCGAGCAGCCCGACGCCGTGCGCCCGGGCGGCGCCACGCAGCCGCGCCGCGACGTCGGCGAGCTCGCTGCCCACGGTGGCCCGGTCCAGCGCGTACCGGGCGACGAGCAGGAGGTCGGCGACATCGCGGCCGGCGAGCAGCAGCACGTCGGGATCGGACCGGACGACCGTCATCGACCACCTGCCTCGGACCGGTCGGGGGTGCGGGTGCGGCCGGCGGTGCGGTCCAGGAGCTGCCGGGGCGCGGACCACATGTGCGGGTAGCCATGCTGCTCGTGGCCGGCCATCTCGACGCAGTAGGCGGTGCCGGCCTGGTCGCGACGTGCCCCGCACCAAACCTCGCCGCCCTTGCCGTAGCGGCCGCGGAGTTCCCGCAGTTCGGCAACCGCCGCTGCGGCGTCCTCGGCTCGGACCCAGATGTGGTCGTCGTGTGGGTCGGCGGGCGTGATGGCGTCCAGGTCGACCCGCTCGGCGGCCATCACGCCACCTCCCGGAGCCGGTCGATAGCGTCGGGGGCGGTCGGGTCGTCGTACTCGAACGGTCCGGCCAGCCCGAGCACAGCGCGGCAGGTGCACGTGCAGCCATCGGCTTGGCAGAGGTCGCCGTGGCAGCGGCCGCGGCAGTGGCCGCACATCAGTCCCGCCACCCGTCCGGCTCGAACGTCTTGGCCTCCAGCGCCGCCTGCAGGTAGGCGACGGCCCGGTCAGCCCAGCCGCCGCCGAGGGCCATGAGGTCGTTGGTGATGGCGAGCGGGTGGTCGCCGTCGGGGCCGAACTCCTCGGCGTGGGAGTCGGCGAGGTACTTGCGGGCCTGGCCGGCGGGCACATGGTTGGCCAGGCACCATGCGACCACCGCCGACCGCTGCTCGACCGGCTGGTCGGGCTCGTCGAGGGTGGCCTGGGTGGGCTCGGCAAGGGGTGGGTCGCTGGACGCTGGCTCCCTCCCCGGAACGGCTCGTCCAGCTTTCCGCCCCTTGCCGGCCGGGTGGGCCCCGCCGTCGGGGGAAGGCGACGGCGGGGCCGTTGGTGCCGCAGCCTTGGGCGGTTCGTGACCGGCGCTGGCGACGTCGGTGTAGCCAGGGCCCGCCGCTGCGGCGTCATGGTCCGAGGCGGCAGGGTGGGGACCTGCCGCCTCGGACGTCTGTTCGACCCGGCGGGCGACCTCGACCACGGGGCCAGGTGCGGCGGTGGGGTCGCCGTCGTCGCCGAGCAGGTGCGCCAGCTCCGGGAAGATGGACAGCGGGAACTGCCGGCGGAGCGCGCGGCGTTCGGCGCGCTGCAGGCACATCTCGTCGGCGTGCTCGTCGATGTAGTGCCCGCCACCGGCCTTGCCCTGCTTCCACTTGTACCAGGCTCTGCCTTCGACGTCGGGGTGGCCCTTGCGGCGGCACACGACCCGGCAGAAGTAGATGCCGTCGGGTGGGCCGCCGCCGTCGTCCTCCTCGAGCAGGTCCATGCCGGCCCATTGGGGATGCTGGAGGGCCTTGAAGAGGTAGCCGTCGCGGGGGATCCAGATGGTCGCGGGTTGGCTGCCCTTGCCGGGGATGATCTTGATGTGGCCGAGCAGCGGGTCAAGGCCGTAGGTGTTGGCCAGCAGCAACGCCGCATGCGTCAGCGGGTTGTTGGGGTGCAGCCCGAGCGCGAGCATGGCGCGCTCGGGGTCGGGGGTGAACTGCGCGAGGCTGGTGCCGGCCTGCTCGGCAGGGCGGGCGAGCTCGCTCAAGGGGCCGCCTCCTCCGGGTCGGGTTGCAGGTCGTCGGAGCGGAGCAGGGTGCAGTCGCTGGACAGCACCCACGCCTGCCCGTGGGGTGGGCCGGCGTCCACCAGGACGCGGGTGTAGGCGCCGTCCTGCCACACCCCTCGGACCTGGCTCTGCTGGCCGGTGGGGTCGTAGCGGACGACGTTGCCGATCTCGATGCGGCGGCGCGCCCCGGAGTTCCAGGAGCGGAGGACCTGGCGCAGCTTCCGGCGGTCGGCGAGGTCGTCAGGCATTGGCGGAGGCCGGTTGGTTGAGGGAGCACATGCGGTCGAGCAGGTCGAACGCGGACTCCTGGAGCGCTTCGACGGTCGGTCGAAGCGCGTCCCGGGCGGCGTCCCGGGCGGCGTCCCGGGCGGCGGCCCCGGCGGCGTCCCGGGCGGCGTCCCCGGCGGCG